GGTGTCCAGCGCCGGAGCCGTGATACTGCCCGAGGTCTCCCGATACACGAAATCGTAGACCGAGTCATTGATCTCGGTGGCGTTCACTAGCCCCGACACGAGGCACGGGAAGCCGATGCCGGACACAGACGGAATGAAGAACTCACCGTCGCCCAGCTCGCCTTCGACGTTGCCCGTGGAGCGGCAGCGCCAAACACAGGACTGGAAGTCTCCGCCGTTGTCGTTGATCGCCTGCCCAATCGTGGTGAAGAATGGGCGTACGTCCAACGACTTCTTGCGGAACCGACGAACCTGGTTCGGCGAGATTCCGGAGTCGATGACCACACCACCGGCGATGATCGCGTAGGCGTCAAAGGAGATGCCGCCCGATTCGATCTCCCACTCGACCGACGCGCCCTTGCCATGCGAGGTCTGAAGCTTGTCGTCACCGCGCAAGTCCTCGTAGTCCTCGGTGTCGTTGAACGAGAACGTCCGAGCGACCGGCAGGTCCGTGAGCTGAGTGCCGAAAGTCGTTGCCGCCAGCGTCGGGTACTTGATGAGCTGAACGTCCCGCAGTCCATACGGGAGTGCGTTTCCCAGAGGCATTACTGTGTCCCTCCCTCAGGAGATTGATACCGGCGGGTAGCCAGCAGTTTTCCAGTACTCGTGCTGAATTGGTGCAGCACCACCACTCCACTCCGTTTCCCACAGAAGCGTGACGGGCAGACGACCTCAATCACGCCTTCATCGACCGAAGGCATGGCTACCTCCCCAAACTTCTTGTTGGGACACCGGAGTTCGAGCATCAGTGAACCGTGGTCCCCGGAGCGTCGGAACCACCGCCGGAGCCGGTATGCGCTCCGGTTGTCGTGGGAGCCGCCCCACCCGGTGCCACAGAGGGCCCTGAGTTGTCCGCAGAGGCGTTATCCGGCCCGTTCGCCAGAGCCAACACGTCCACCGGGTTCTCGGTGACCTGATCGAGCGCTGAGGGGGTCATGTCGTCCTGCTGCGGCTTCGGAACAAACTCCTCCTGATCGTCACCCTCACCCGTGATGACGAACTCGGGGTCGTTCTCGATGCCCTTTCGGATCTGGTCCTCGGTGAGCGCGTCCAGCGGCACGGCAAAGCCATTCCGGGCCGACCACACCACCGTGTCACCGGTCAAGCCCACCGACCGCCAGTCCTGCGTGGTGATCTGCCGCACGTGGGCCAGGCCGATGTAGCGTACGTAGCGCATAGTTCCTTTCCCTCCTACTGGCCCGAGCCCACAAGCGTAAAGCTAGTGTTTCGAGCGATTGTCCTGTGACCATCGTCGGTCAGGTCTTCGCTGTCACCTTCCCACCGTGCACCTTGCAACCAGCCTTGTGTATCTTGGCTAGGAACGAGGGACGGAATCAAGGACCGGAGACGAAGAATGATGGCGTCTATCTTCGTATAATCTCCGGGCTTGTCGTGCACCCATATTACGAGGGATCTCCGCGTTGAGACGTCTAGTCCCACGCTGTTAACTCCCCATCGCAATTGAAGAAACGGCCGGTCTTGGGGCGTGTCCACATCCACCGCGAAAGAATCCGCACCGGTGATTCCTAGGCTGTTCAGCGTCGGATCGGTGATGATCGCCTGATAGATGAGCGTCCTCATGCTGCCACCGCCCGATTGATAGCCGAAGCCAAGTCCGCAGCCATAAGCGGAGCAATGTGCACCATCGTGGGTCCGATGATGGCGTACTTACCTGACCACCGGACTTCGAGCCAGAACGTATAGGGCATCGTGCCGTAGATTGTCAGTTCATGCTTGACCATCGGCTCTTTATCATGCTGCGCGAAGAGTCCTGCCCTCGCATTGCCGGTATTGTCGTGCCAAGGCGCATTGGTCCTCGCGTACGTTTCTGCCTCGGGCTCGTATCGATCGAAGACTAGATCTACCGCAGCGTCAATCTTCGGCAGGAGCTCTTGCAACCCCGGAGTCAACGAGTCAAAGACAAACGTTCCCTTACGACGCGCCATCATGGCCTCGCTGACCGGGGGATGTGCCGGAAGACGAACGCCTTAGTCATGTAGCCCCACCCCTCGGTAAAGCCGATCACGTCGAAGCGAGTCCCTGCCTCATCCAACCAGTAGTCTCCCACCTCGATCTGCATGTCGTGTGGTCCGATGAGGTGGTAATCAGCAACACGTTCCACACCCGCTACGGTAATGGTCGGACGCTGGTCGTAAGCCAGTAGGGATAACTTGAACGTTTGCGCAGGGCGAGGCGTACCGTTGACTTCCTGAAAGCCACCGTTTTGCTGAGCAGCGCGAGTAAGTGGGATGAGCTGCGCGGTAGTGGGGTCATCCGCAATGAATGCTGCGGTAACCTTGCGCTGCGCATCCAAGTAACTCATACCCGCTCGACTCCCACCGTGTAAGACTTGGAGTGCCCGGTCTCCTCTACGGAAGTGTTGGACGCGTCGGCCATGCCCAGATACGCGTCACGAAGCTTGCTCAGGGCCCGGCTAGAGCCCGATTCGGTGGTGTCCACCAGTCCGGCCACCGCAGCGGCTTTCTCGCGCCACACTTGCCGTACGGCTGGCTCCATGCCCAAGTCGTCGATCATGCCGCCAACGAGTGAGTCCGTATAGGTAGCGTCATCGGGACTGAGATCAGTCATTCGGCGGAGCGTTGCAATTTCGGTTTCTGAGGCCATCGGTGGTCACCTCCCAAACTCTGAGATGATCCCATCATATAACATACCCCGAACTCGTGAACTCGCAGAGAAGCCCGACAGCGCGGGAGACTGCCGGACTTCTCTATTACTGCACCCGAGAGGTTAGCTCTCGTCCTCGGGATTATCGGCGTCCCAGAGGCGGAGTCCCTTGATGAGGTCCGCCTTCGTGACGTTGCCGTTCGCTCCGGTCCCGACGACCTCCACATCCGAGGTGTCCGGGATCGCGTTCCGGTTGCCCACCTCGGCCTCGAGATCGGCCTTCGACCACGAGTCGTAGTCGTCCTCCGGTCCCGCGTCCTGGGGGTCGGCCTGAGTCGGGTCCACCTGCTTGGGACCGTCCCCGGTGTCCGCCGGAGTGGAAGCCGACGAAGACGCGTCCAGAGCCGACCGCGTCACGGTGTCCTCCGGCGTCTCCGCGTCCGGAACCTCGGCATCGAACTGCGCCTGGTGGTTGGCGAGCTGCTCTTCCGACATGAAGCCCGCGTTGCGAAGCCAGGCGATGTCCTCGTCGGAGAGCTTCTGCTCCCAGTTGATCTTCCGCATCGGTCAGTCCTCCGATCAGGCGTAGATCGTCGGGACGGTATAGGTACCGGACGACGACAGTTGCATGATGATCGCGCCACCACGCTGCCGGACGCCGGTACCGAAGCCCGTGACCCAGTACGAGTCGATCAGCGGGTAATCCGGGTTCCGGCCCTTGACGAGCCGCAGTCCACGCAGATTGGTATTTGCGTGCTGCCGCAGGCCGATCGGGTTCTGGAGGTTGTCCGGTCCGCCGGTCGCGAAGCTCGCCAGATAGTCGGTCGGCATGTAGTCGTCCACCACGATCAGCAGCGGGCCGTAGTTGCCGATGACGGTCAGACCGCCCAGGGTTCCGGGCACCTGCGACTGACCGAAGACCTGAGTGGTCTGGGGCAGGATCTGACCGGGTTGCGGAGCCGCCGGAACGAAGTCATACCGGCCATAGTTGCCGCCGACCGCCTGCACCGCGTTGACTGCCGACCGGAAGTTCCGGATCTGGTTGCCCAGGGCAGTGTTGACCATCACGACGAGCGTGTAGCCGTTCTCCTGAGAGTAGCCGTGGCTCGTGAAGTCGTCGATGATCATCGTGTCGAGGTCCTGGGCCTCGAGCACGGAGTTGGCACCAGAGGTCTTGTAGTGCGTGTGGCTGCCGGTGAACGTGTTGTTCTTGTACGCAGGCGGGACGGTACCGTCGGCGTTATAGAACTTGTAGACGTTGTAGTTGTTGCCGTTGATCGTCGCGGTGAGGTTGGTCGGGTTGAAGAGGCACTTGAGCACCTGGTTGAGCAGGAGCCGCCAGTAGGCCTCGACCGCCGCGTTACCGACCGAGTCGATCATCGCCGTGGTCGCGTCGGCCAGGTACTGCCAGGTGTACCGCGAGCCGAGGTCGTACCACTTGAACGTGTAGCCCATCTGGAAGTACGTGGGCTGGATGCGGCTGCCGACCGGCAGGCCGAATTCCGAGGCCTCCTCGAAGTCGACACCCTGGCCCGGCTGAGTCACGGTCTCGACGATGTTGGAGACACCGAAGGTGAGGAAGTTGATGATGTTCTGACGCGGCTGGTTCACGGCGTTGAGAAGCGCCATGAAGTTTGCCCAGATGTCGTTCAGGTCAGTGCCATCAGCCGCTCGCGTGACGACATCCGCAGCGGTGTGGAACCCGTTCCGGTTGGCACCACCGGCGATGCCAGGCAGGATGCCCAGCGACCGAAGATCGACCAGCTCGTGACCGGGCATCGCCTTGCCGGAGACCAGGCCGGGCATGACCATGTTGGGGATGATGAGTCCCCGCTTGTTGTACTCCAGGGCTCGCGTGATGGTGTCCACCGAAGTCCCCTTCCTCAGCCCTGGAACGAGCCGCATCGGACCACGAGGCGCGTGGCCTCGACGGTCGTTCCGACATAGAAGACGTTGGTGCCCGCAGCGGGCGTACCCTGGGCCGCGAGACGGCTCGCCGTGGAGTCGAGGATGAACTTCGTCCCCGCCGTCGGAGTCGTGGCTCCCTGGATGTCGTTGGCATCCAGCTCCACGATCTCGCCGCTGGTCATCACATCCACAATGTCACCCGCCGCCTTGGCCGAGGACAGACAGACCACACCGACGGCCGCTGCCGCCGTGGTGGCCTTGATGAGCTTGCC